CCGTGGGGCAACATGGTCCGCAGGCCAGCCATAGACAATGACACACTAGTGCATGTCAGCCGCGACCCCTGCCCCAAGTGCGGGATTCGCGGCGACATTGGTTGCAGACATAGGCGGGCTACACCTGCCTCATAAACTCCCCGATCTTCTCCTTAGCATCGGCTGCACCGTAGCAAACCAGCACGGTGTGGCCGATTTCGTTTAGGTATCCGTGCCACTCTTTCTGCACGGCGCTAACCTTCCCGCCTTGGATGCGCTTCATCTCGATCCACAAGCAGTGCGCGGGCACCAGTAGATCAGGCACGCCCGCGCTAACGCCTTCAGCCTTCAGCCTAGCCCCGGTTGTCCTTGAGCGCTGCTCGCCATTCGGAATCGCAAAGATACGGCACGGGCGGTAGGTCTGGCGGAACCAACTTACCACCTCGCGCTGCTCTTCGTGTTCGGTGCGGATGCGTTCGCCAGTGGGCTGGCGAGGACGCGGGGTTCTCAGAACGGCAGTTCTTGTTCCCATTTCGGGCAGGCTCCTTCGGTTTGCGTAAAGTCAAGCGGCGGGGTCATGTTGAACACCATGCAAGAGCCGTGCCCCGTGTAATGGTCGCAATTCCAACAAAAGCGCGGCGGGCCTTTAGCTCGCCAAGCCTCGTAGTCCGTCAATGCCTGCGGCTTCGGCGCTCTCATGCCCATGTCCTCTTCAATACGCGGTAAAACTTGCCGTCTCGGCGGTATTCTAACTCACTCGGGCACTGGCCAACATTAAGCGCATTGGCGGTATCGTCCAGCCCCGCGCCCGGCTCAAGCTGCACACCAGCCTTACCGGCAATTGTCGCCAGTAAGCGTAGGGCCTTGTCGCCCGCGTAGCCGTCATGCAGCACCGTAAGGTACTCCGTGACCGGCGTGTCAGACAGCGCGCCGTAATACGTCACGGCCAGCATCTCCTTGCCGCTCGCGCGGCTGGTATGCGCCCGCCAGGCCCAAGAGGTGACGGCCAGCGTATCGCCATCCAGCCCCATGATGTCGTCGTTGTGGAGCGTGTAGGTCTTAGGCTCAGGCGCGGGAAACTCTTGCCCGCAAGCCGGGCAAACCATCACGCTAATGTGGACCAGTTCGTCGCAGTTCTCGCACACCTTCATGGGCGCTTCGCCAGTGCCGCTCCCCTTGCGCTTCGGCGGCTGCACGGCAGTGATCGGGCCATGCGTCTGCACAACGCCCGCAAAGTCGAGTACGAGGCAATCCTGCTTGCCTTCGGCAACGCGCATCCCGCGCCCGGCCATCTGGACGTAGAGACTAGGCGACATTGTAGGCCGTAGCATGACAATGAGGTCAATGCCGGGAGCATCAAAGCCGGTCGTCAACACATTGGCATTCGTAAGCGCGCGAAGCTCGCCAGAGCGGAACCGGCGGATCAAATCGGCGCGCTCGGTCTGGCTGGTGTCTCCGGTGATGCAGCCTGCGGCAATGCCGTATTCGGCCAGCACCTCGGCAACGTGCTGAGCATGTTTGACACCAGCGCAGAAGAACAGCCAAGAGCGCCGATCCCCGGCGAATGCCAGCACCTCGCGCACCGCTTGCATGTTGTTCAGGTCCGTATCGACGGCGGCTTGCAGTTCGCTTTCGATGTACTCGCCGCCGCGCTTGTGGACGCCGGAAACGTCAAGGCGGGTCTTTGTCACCTTGGAGCGCAGCGGCGACAGGTGGCCCTTAAACACCAGTTCCTCGATGGATACGGGTTCGATCAGGTCGCAGAATAGGGCAGGCGCGTCGGTGATGAGGCCGTGCCCCAAGCGGTAGGGGGTAGCGGTTAGACCAACTACCCGCATCGCCGGGTTAATCGCCAACAGGTCGTTGATCAGTGTGCGGTATCCGCCTTCATCGGCATGGCTGACAAGGTGGCATTCGTCGATAATCACAAGGTCAACGTGACCTACCTTTTGAGCCTTGGACCTAATGGATTGAATGCCTGCAAACGTGATCGGTTCATCGAGCTGCTTGCGCCCTATGCTAGCGCTGTAGATGCCCATAGGCGCACCAGGCCAATGCTGGCGAAGCTTCTCGGCGTTTTGCTCCAGAATCTCTTTGACGTGGCTTAACATTAGGATCCGGGTTTCTGGCAACTCTTGAAGCGCCTCCTTGCACAAGCACGCGACAACGTGACTTTTCCCCGCTCCAGTTGGAAGTACCAAACACGGATTGCCGTTTTTGTTTTTATCAAACCATTGGTAAACAGAATCAATTGCTCTACGTTGATAATCGCGAAGCATGATTATGCTCCCACAAATATTGCTTAATCTTTTCAGCGCGCTCTACACTTTCATCTATCAAACCAATGGCCTGATTGCAGCGACTGCATAAAAGCGAACGAACTTTCCCTGTGCCGTGACAGTGGTCAATGTGCATATTTACTTCTGAAAATTTAGCCATGCAGATGCAGCATTGATTATTTTGCGCCAAAACCATAGCTTCAAGCGCCTCTTTGGTCAGTCCGTAAAGATCAAAGATCCTTTTCCATTTTGCATTATCTTTCCGTTTTTGAGCGTTGGCGGCTTCGCATTCAACACAGTTTCCCGTAGTTGCTCGACGCTCTACATGCCCGACTGGGCATGGTTTTCCGGTATATGTTTTTTCACCTTTGGCGAGAGCCTGCACAGCCAAATCATTTTCGGTTTGTTTGCGAAACTTTGCGCCACCACGCATGTTGCGGCCAGCGACTTTTCGCTTTTGTTCAATGCACTCAATGCAGTTTGATGAACTAGCATATCTTGGCGAGATGTGGCCGCGCACACATGGCTTGCCAGTGTAATACAAAGGTGCGCCAATCTGATTGGCTCGCAATCCGGTTTCAGGTAGCAAGCTGTATTCAGGATGAAACGCTGGCGGTTTTGGTCCCGGCTTTATCATCACCCAATCACCTCCGCATCGGGGAAATGCTCGCGCACTTCCTCCCGAATGCCAGACGCACAAGCTTCAGGATTGGCGACGATCTCGCGGCTCTTGTAACCGCCTTCGCCGTTCAGCACCGGCTTCCCGTCAATCACCCATGTGACGGACAGGCCGTCCTCGCTGCCTTCCATCGGCCACGGCACTAGATCGGGGTGGAGGACGTGGCTGTCACACCCAGTGTGCTGGAAGTCTATCGGCACGGCATCGCCCCAACGCTCGCAGAGGAAGTCTGTTTCTCGCACGGTGAAGTGCGCGCAGGTTCGGCAATTGGCAAACTTGGTCGGTTGGCGTTCATGGCAAAAGCTATGCGCGGCGCAAAACTTGCATTGATACCATGACGGGTCCGTAGAGATAGGCGGCGGCATCCGGTCGGCCAGCGTGATGGCGCGGCCCCTTGCAATAACATCCTCCGCAGCCTCGCGGTCGTACTTGACCCGCTCGGTGTAAATGCGGTCGTCATCCTTGCAGATAGCCACGTATAGCGCGCGGGTTATCTCGGTGCCGTGCATGTACGCCTGCATCTGGAACCAGTGCTGCGGCTTGGACTTCTGGACGCCGTGCCGCTCGAGGTCGTCAAACGACTTCTTCGAATGCGTCTTGAACTCGACGACATGCCTGGCCTTTTCCGCGCCGGGAACGCCGCGCTCTGCAATGCCGTCGAGCGAGCCGGAAACATGCGCGCCAAATAGGACGCGGCGCTGCGTCTTGCCGGTGTGGCGCAAGTCAACACCAATCGCCCGAAGGTCCGAAACAATTACGTCCTCCTCCATGTGGCCCCGGCGGAACACGCGAAGGATGCGGCCCGGAAACTGTTCCTGCACAGCCCAGCGGAACGAAAGCCAAAGCCAGCGGTCGCAATGGTGCCCTAGCAGGGACGCGCCAAGGTGCGGTCGCGGCTTGTCCTTGCGCTGTTCGTGGTAGGCGTCAATGAGTGACGCAATGGTGGTGGTAGGTGGCGGAATGGCGGTCATATATCACTCCAGTGGTTATCCTCGCCCCCGCCATTGCTGGCAGGGGTCCGGGAACGACTGGCTTAACGCTTGGCCCAAGGCGGGCTGGCTGCTGCGGAGGGAGCAGCAGCGGCAGGTGCCGGAGCCGCTGCGGGTGCCATGCCACCAGCAATCGCCCTAAAGCCTGCAACTTCGTTGCGCGCCTCGTAACCGTTTTCGGCAGGCCGGGTCTTGACCTTCACCGCAAGGCTCTTGCCAATCAGTTCGTCGGTATCCTGCACCTTCGCCAGACCGACAGCGCGCATGATCTCGCCAAGCTGCTGGCGACCGATCTCCTCGGCCTTCTGGCTAGGGTTGCGGATGTTCAGCGCGCCGAAGATGACGCGGCCCTGATTGGTGGGGCCGGTGATGTCGTAACGCATGTCGATCTTCTGGCCGTTACCAGCCTTGGTGGTGCCAAGTTCTGCCTTGGTGATGGTCACGTTGTACCAGCCGTCTGGCAGCAGGTCGTAGCTGCGTTCGGACTGCGGGAGGTCGTCGGTCGAAAAGGTTTCGCCAAGAAATGCCATTGTCTTTACTCCTTCGGTGTAATTGCAAACGAGGGACGGCCAGGCTTTGCCGTAATCGCGCCCGAGAGGGCATCGGTGATTGACTTGTCCGTAGCCTTCCAGACAGTCAGGTTAAGCTCAGGCTTCCAGCGGAACAGGTTAGGCAGGTGATCCGACAAGCCAGCCTCGGCAGCGAGTTCCTGCAACTTCTCGCTGTCAACCTTGCGGTCAATCCGGCCAGTCACCTTGATCTCGTAACCGTCCGGTGCCGCCTTGGTCACGCCTTCGAGCGTTTCGGGCACGCCGATCAGACTGCGCATCTGGTCCTCGATTGTGCGGCGGTGCGCTTGGGCTGCGGCTTCAGTTGCCTTGGCCGTCAACCATTCGCGGGAGAGGGTGGCAAGGTCCATCACGCACCACCAATCTTGGCAATCACCGCGCCAAGGTCAGGCGCTTCCCAAGCGTCCAGCTTGCCGCTGCGATCCTTCGCCGCCCATAGGCCATCGCTGTCACACATGAGGGCGCGCTGCGTATTGCCGTCTGCGTCCTTCTCGACACGGAGGGCCAACACTTCGTCGAAGAAGTACGGGAGGCCCTGCGTCAATGACTTACCCGGCATCCCCGGATTGTAGAGCATCCGCCCCATTTCATCCTGAGACTTTTCGAGCTTGGCCGACATGTAGACATGCTTGCCGGGAAGGTCGCGGAAGGCGCGGATCAACTCATTCATGGTCGAATTGAGTTCGCCGTAAGCCGCGCGGCCATCCTTGTTGCGCTTGAGTTCGTACTGAAGGACAACCTCGGCAACTTCGGAAATGGAATCCAATGCGACCGATGCAAACGCCTTAGCTTCGTCTGATCCGGCGACCCATTCGTAAGCCTCGCGGAGATCGTCCATCGAGGTCACTTCGATAAACGGCAGGTCCGCATCTTGGATGGAAAGCAGGCCACCCTCGGCAGACAGAACAATGGGTTCAGGCAGCGTGCGAATGAGCGAGGTCTTGCCAGCGCCTGCCTGGCCGTAGACAAGCAGCTTGACGCCGTTAGCGGACAGCGTGCCTGTCCTCTTGAGATTGATTGCCATGGTTGGCTCCTATGCCAGCGGTCGGCTGATCCGGTCGCTGGGTGAAGTGGGTTTACACTGCCTACTCCCCCATGTAAAGGGGAAACGCCACAACAGGTGAGGGAAAAATATGTTCGAGCTTGATTGGATTCGTCAGGGCTTGGCCGATCGACGGTTAAGCATAGTGGCAGAGCGAACCGGCTTGCATAGCAACACCATCGCGCGCATTCGTGACGGGAAGGAACCCAATCCAAAGCTGGAAACCTTG